TGCCGGAATTGGAATTGAAGCGAACAAAGGAGAGTTGACGTGCCATTTTATTACGCGGTTTCCTCGCAACAGAATACCAACGCCACGGCGAACACGGATACGCTGCTGGCGGATTTGAAGACGGCCAGCGCCAACGCAGGATTGCGGGCGTATGTGCAGAAGCTGCAGGCAGGTTCGTACGCAACGCCCGCCGACAACGCGATTCGCCTGCGCTTGCACCGACTGACATCGCTAGGGACGTATGCATCGGGAACGGCGGTGACAGCGGCGCCTTTGGTGCCCGATGCACCGGCAGCAGCCTCGCTGGCGTCGACGCTGCCATCGCTGGGGACCGGAGTGCTGAATGCGGTGCCGGCGATCCAGTTGGCGTTCAATCAGCGCGGAACGGGATTGTGGGCGGCGTTCACCGTGGACGAGGCCATCGGGATCTCCGGCGCGAACAACGCCGTCAACGGGTTGGTGGTGCTGGATAGCCAGGCGACGGGGACATCGGTGCCGGTGAACTTCAAGATCATTTTCAGCGAGTAGCGCGTGGCGACAACAACATGGGTGGCGGGGCTGTACAACGAAGTGAGTGTGCAGCCCGCGCCGGCAAACCGGCAAGTGCTGGGGTGCCTGCTGGATTTGGAGGAGCGGAGAATGCTGCTCCCACCGCTGCCTGCGGAAGCGGAATTCTTCTACGACGAGTTGGGTGGGTACAAGGCCACCGAATTTCGCGCGGGATTGCAAGCCAACGCGGAGTTCGATGCACGGTGGATCCTGTTGGGGCGCCCCCCCACGGCGTTTGATGAAGTGGAGTGGCAACGGTTTGCGGGGACGCGGTTCTCGCAAGCGACGAGCGAGGCGGAGACCGGGTTGACGCCGATCGTGCCTGGGCGGGCCTGGGACGAAACCGATTGGCAGCGAGCATTTGGGTGGTTCGCGGCGTTTCCTGTGGAGGATGAGCAACCGCAGAGGCTGCCGTTCACGCCGCCGCCGGTGCCGAATCTGGGCTGGGACGATATTGAGTGGAATCATGATTTTGGCGCGCGGGGATTGGCGATGTTGGTGGCGATGGACGATTTTGTAAACGCGCCGGCTGGCGGAGGAACTGGCGGTGTTGCGCCAAGGGGAAGAGCGGCGAGGTTGGGGTTGGGGATGCCAGCGTTCCGCTAGCAGAAGCTGCGCGAACTGCGGCGCGTGATTGCAATGAAAAAGTGCAAGGCATTTTATGCGATCGCGGGGTCGCGAACGGCTTGGATTCCTTGTATGCGAAGGGCGGAGACGGGATCCGGATATTGCCGGCGGCATGGAGACGCGATTTTTGGAGCGATGCTGGGGGCGATCGTGTACGAGAAGGCGGTGGATGAGGAAGTGCACGTGGAGGCGGAGAAGTGGCCGCGAAGAGAAGATAAAGATAACGCGGAGCCGCCCCGGCCAGATCGGAGTAAACGCCGACGCTAAGGGCACAAATTTCACAGAGAAGAGTTAAGCGAAGAGAGTCTGTGACGTTAGAGCGTAAGAACCCACCCTTCCCGCCGGAGGCGGGCGAAGGATGGGGCACCCTCAAGTACTTCGTTGGGAGACGTATCCGGGGGGAACCCAAGACACGGGCACAGACTCCGTGCCTGGGGCACCCGGCACGCGGCTTGGATTGACGAACAGGCAAAACAGTGATGGGAAGTAGCAGACAGGTTGCCCCGATCCCTCCACTACGCGGCCCGACGCGCTGGAATGCAGCGCGGAAGAAGAATCGGGCCGCTTCGGTCGGGATGACAAATGGAAGAGGCGGAGGAAGTGATGGGGCAACCACAGACGATCACGATGAGGGCTTTCCGGGGTACGGATACGTTCTCCGGAAGTGTGCGCGTCGAAGGGGGATCCCGGACGCGCAGGGGAGTGCGTCGGCAGAATCGCCGGGCGAGTTGCAACTTGCTGACAGAGCTGGCGGGGTCAGACGCCGGACGTGGCTTGACCGCTGGCGGGAGTGCGCATACCTCCGCCGCACACGCTGCGGACCACAAGACGGACGCTGACCCGGCTAAGACGAAGGCGAAAGAGGCCAGGCGCACTCCCGACAAAAAGAAAAAGAGGAAGAGCAAGGCGAAGACGGAGAACGTCGGCGGAAACGGTCCAGTGGAAAGTTTATGGGATGAGCGAGCCGAACTGGACGGAGGAGTACCACTCCCGGAAGACGGAGTGGGGTTTGTGGATGCGGTGAACGTCAACATCGACCTGATCCGGCTGACGGAAATCTTATTGCGGGGAACGGACGAGAAGTCGTCGAAGAGTTTGTTGGAGCGGCTGCTGGAGATGAGATACGGGAAGAATGCTCGCGCGGTGGCGGCAGAGACAGGTCTGTTGACCGATTGCGCGCCGCGAGCGATACGGGACTAAGGAGAAAGAAATGACGACTGCAAAAGTGGTGTTCATCGGGGAAGTGGCACAGATTGCGGGAGTGGCTGCGGTGGTGTTGGGAGTGGTGTTGAGCCTGCATCATTGGGGAGCTGCAGCTTCATTGGTCGGCGGGATTGGCGCGTTTTTCGTGGGGAAGAAACTGCGCGGAGCGTGAGCGTTTGCGCGGACCTTCGACTTGAAGAGAGTTCCGGGAGCGACCCAAGAGGCCGATCGGGAGATCGGCGTTCCCGGGGAACCCAAGAGCACAGCCCCTTCGAGGCTCAGGACAAGCAGGAGTGACTGTGCCACAGGACGACGCACACGAATGCGGATAAGTGGGGAACTGGCGCAAAGGCGGAATGAAGAGGCGAACACGGGAAGATAGTCGCAAGGCGGTGCATATATCGGGCTGCCTGAGAGCGGGGCGGCACAAGAAAAGTATTCAGCGCGAATCGGAGAAATCCTACGAAGCGTTCCCGCGGCAGCAGGAGTTCCACGACTCGACGGCGAAATACCGACTATTCGGCGGTGCGGCGGGGCCAGGAAAGACAAGGGCGCTGCTCGAGGAAGCGATCCGTCTAGCGAAAAAGTATCCAGGAAGCGATTCACTTCTCTTGAGGAGGACGTATCCGGAACTGGAGAGTTCGCTCATCGCGCAGTTCCGACGGGATGTGCCGCGCCGCAAGTACCGCAGCTACAACGAAGCAAAACATCTAGTGACCCTAACCAACGGTTCGACGATACGGTTCGGATACTGCCGGGATGAGAATGATGTTTACCAGTACCAGGGCGCGGAGTTTCTGTTCATCGGGATCGATGAGCTGACGCATTTCACGCTGAAGCAGTGGCAATTTCTGACCTCGCGGAACAGGTGCCCGATTCCGGGAACGTTTCCCTGCATGGCGGGGGCGACGAACCCGGGGAACATTGGGCACGCGTGGGTGAAGGCGCTGTGGGTCGACAAGCAACCGCCGACGGGATTCGAGAGGCCGGAGCAGTACGATCCGCAGGATTACGACTTCATACGCGCACGGATGGAAGACAATCCGATTTATGCGAACGACCTGAATTACCGGAAGACGCTGGAGGCGCTGCCGGAACAATTGCGGAAAGCGTTTCTGGACGGGGACTGGGACGTTTTCGCGGGGCAGTACTTCGACTTGTTTGAAATTGGGCGACACACGGCGCGGCCCGAAGAGCTCGGCATGCAGTCGTGGTGGCCGCGGTGGATTTCGATTGACTGGGGATTCCAGCATCCGAGCGCGGTGTATTGGCATTGCGCGATGCCGAGAGCAGCGACCAGTTACCAGCGACCAGCGACCAGTGAAGAAAAAAGCAGATCCCTCGCTTCGCTCGGGATGACAAACGGGGGGCGGCGGGATGACGGTTTTGAGGCAGGCGCACAAGCAGACGTAGTGCGGGAGGGCGCGACCGGAAGGATTGTGACGTACCGGGAGTTTGTGCAGAACGGATTGTCGCCGCGGATGCTGGGGCAGGCGATTGCCGAGCGTTGTAAGGACGAGAAGATCCAGGAGATTTACCTTTCGCCGGATGCCTTTGCGCACCGCACCAGCGAGGCTTCGATTGCGGAGCAACTGGGAGAAGTGCTGGCGGCGAATGGATTGCCGCGGCCTTCCCAGGCGGATGACGACCGGATTGGCGGATGGCAATTGATGTATCAACTGCTGGAGCAGGACGCCTGGGTGATCACGGAGAATTGCGGGAAGTTGATTGAGTGCTTGCCGCAACTGGTACGGGACAACCGGCGGGTCGAGGATGTGCGCAAGGTGGAAGGCGACGATCCGGCCGATGCGGCGCGGTATGGAATGGTTCCCGGCGCAAGATACGCCGGTGTTGGGGCAACCGCCAGAGGCGGACCCGGGGCGGGGCAGGCTCCGCCCCTTTATTCTCAAGTGCGATTCATTCCAGGAATGCCGCTGGGCGAACAGATCGCGCGGCAGGTGACGGCGGAAGATGCGACTTCGCGGGCGATTCAGTTTCAGAGGTTGGAGGCGGAAGCGCGGAAGCAGTTTGGGCCGCAGCGGTTGCCGCGGCGGCGGTGGAATTGGTGAAAGCGAGAGGGAAGCGCGAAGGGTGGGGCGATGTGGGAGTTCGTGAAAAGATTCTTTAAGACGAGATACGTGGGGATGCTGGAGGAGGAAGTGGCGCGACTGCGGGGAGAGAACCGGGCGCTGCTGAATTCGCTGCTGGGGACGGCGGGATTTCCGCCGGTGGAGTTTGCGGAGCCGGTGAAGCCGGTGGAGTTGCCGAGATTGCGGAAGAGGTCGTGGCAACAGATGCAGAGGAAGAATGAATTGGACGCGATGAAGGGGTGATGAGCGAAGTTGGCAGTATTCAGTTATAAGTTTTCAGTTTCGGAGAAGAAAAACCCAAGACCCAGGCACACACTCCGTGCCTGGGGCACCCGGCAGATGAAGAGGGAACAGGACGCAATGAAGGGGTGACGGGGCGGGGATAGCGAAGATTCAAAGCGAAGAACTAACGCAGAGGACACAGAGAGCGCAGAGTTCGCAGAGAAGAAAACCCAAGAGCACAGACAAGAGTGTCTGTGCCACGGGCACAGAGAAGAAATCATGAGAGACGGCATGGACAACGCGATGACAGATTGGGAAGCGGGAATGACGGCGCCGGCGGATGGGAATGCGGGGGCGGGTGACGCTGGGGCGAGGTTCGGAGGGATTCCTCGCCCCGACGAAGCGTACGGGGCGCAAAACCCGCGCTTCGCGGACTCCGTTCGGAATGACGGGTTGCAGAGTCGGGTGAGCCAGGGAATGGACCTTGGGCCAAACTTTGAGCAGTTGGAGGAAGAGCGGCCGGAACTGGTGAACGCGCTGCGGGAGTTGGTGCGGCAATACCGGCAAGAGGGCGTGACGGCGCGGCGACACGAGATTCGGCGGATCCGCCAGGCGCGGCTTTTCTGGCAAGGGTTGCAGTATGCGTGGTGGAACCCGAATGACATGAACTGGCACTTGCCGTTTGAGCAGAAGTTCAATGACGACCGCGCGCTGGAAGAGATGCCGCGGTACCAGTTTGTGACGAATTTTTATCAGGGGTTTGGACTGTCGTTTGTGGCGGTACTTTCACAGGATGTGCCGAGCGTGCGGTTTTATCCGCAATCGGCGCAATCGCTGGTGGATATTGCCGCGGCGCGCGCGGCGAGCGACGTGGCGGAACTGGTCGAGCGAAATAATCATGTGGAGCATTTGCTGACGTCGATCGGGTATTTTCTGTGGACGGATGGGAAGCTGGGCGCGTACGTGCGGTACGTGAAGGATGGGCAGCGGTTCGGGTTTCGGGAAGAAGAGATTTTGGCGGCGGTGGAGATTCCGTTGGGGGAGGATGTGTGGGTTTGCCCGGAGTGCGGGAAGGAGACTCCGTTCGGGGGAGAAAAGGACGGTGACCCGCGACCGGCGACCGGCGACCAGGAAGCCACGCAAGACGCGGAGAGCTTGCCCCGATCCCTCCACTCCGAGCCGCCAAAGGCGCGGCTCTCCGGTCGGGATGACAATTATGGGCTTGGCGAGGATGACGGACGGTTGAGTGCTGAGGCTGGGGAAGGCCGCACCCCTGAAGGGGTGAGCTATACGTGCCCGGGGTGTGGGGCGGAGTTGGGCGAGAAGGATCTGAAGAGGGCGGAGCGGGTGACGGTGCCACGGGTGGTGGAGACGCGGCGCGTGGCGAATGGCCAGGAAGTGATTTCGATTGCCGGCGGGCTGGAGCTGAATACGCCGGTTTGGGCGAATGAAATGCACGAGTATCCGTACCTGCAATGGCAGGCGGAAGTGCATCGCGCGAAATTGAAGGCGGCGTATCCGCTGGCGGCGGGAAAAATCGAGGCAGCGCCATCGCAGGGACCGGAAGATGTGTACGCGCGCGTGTCGCGGTTGAGCGTGGAGCAGGGGTTGCCGTCGATTCATCCTGGCGACGCGCTGATGAACCTGATCACGTTTGACCGGACGTGGCTGCGGCCGTGGGCGTTTTACGGGATTGAGAATGAAGAGGTGCGGAACGAACTGCTGGCGCTTTTCCCGGATGGCTGCTACGTGGGCTTTGCGGGCGATGTGTACTGCGAGGCGCGCAACGAAAGTATGGACGATCACTGGCGGGTGCTGCACGCGCTGCCAGGGGACGGGCAGAACCGGCCGAGCGTGGGCGATTCGCTGGTGCAGGTGCAGGAACGCTACAACACGTTGAGCAACATGCAGGCGGAGACGTATGAGTACGGCATTCCGCCGATCTACGCCGATCCGCAGGTGTTGGACTTTGACGCTTTGGCGAACCAAGTGGCGGAGCCGGCGGCGCACTTTCCGGCACGCGCGCGCCCAGGCCAGCCTTTGGCGGCGGGATTCTTCCAGCCTGCGGCGGCGCAGGTGCCTCCGGACATGATTCGCCACCAGCAGGATTTGATTGGGCCGGTGTCGCAATTCTTGACGGGGTTGTTTCCCGCGGTGTTCGGCGGAAACATGGAGGACGTGAAGACGGCGAGCGGCTATGCGATGGCGCGCGACCAGGCGATGGGGCGATTGGGATTGGTGTGGCGGCGGCTGAAACAGTTTTATGGCGAAGTGATGCTGCTGGGAGTGGACTGCTTCCGGAAGAACCGGCCCGAAGACGTGGATGTGCCGCTGCTGGGTCCGGATGGGACGCTGGACGCGCGGATGATTCGCGTGGGCGACTTGAAAGGGAATATCTGCGTGCATCCGGAGGCGGATGAAACGTTTCCGCGGCTGAAGTCGCAGCAGCGCGGCGTGCTGCAGCAGTTGTTTGGGCTGAAAGATCCGTTGATTCAAGAGGCGCTGGCGGAGCCGGCAAATCTTGGCTACATCAAGAATGTGCTGGGGTTGACGGAGCTGGTGATTCCGGGGGAGGACTCGCGGAATAAGCAGTTGCGAGAGATCCAGGTGTTGCTGGGAAGCGCGCCGATTGTGGTGGGAATTGGCGATCAGCGATCAGCGACCAGCGACCAGGAGGCAGGGCCAGCTAGCGTTGTGTTGCCTTCGGTGGCCGTGGATGTGTTGCTGGATGATCATGCGGTGGAGTTCGAGGAGTGCAAGCGCTGGGCGAATTCAGAGGCCGGGCAATCGGCGAAAATGACGAATCCCGCAGGCTTCGCGAATGTGCGGGCGCACGCGGAAGCGCATTTGCGTGCGATGCAGACGCAAGCCGTATCGAAGGCCTAAGAAGAATTTGGCGTAGCAAGGTGACCGCAATAAGCGCCAGTTGGATGTGATCTTGCCGAGACGGGGCGCAGCAGTGCTGCGCCCCTACATCGGACGTGGGAGCGAGCACGGAGAGTGGGATGGAAACGATTGCGACACAAAGCAGCGCGCAAGGCGCGGGGCGGGAAGTGTTTGCGCTGACGGATGAGCAGATCCTGGAAATAGAGCCGGAGGGAGAAGTGGCCCCTCGAGGCTCAGGGCAAGTGAGTGGCTCGTCGCTGACGGACGAGCAACTACTGGAAGATGCCGGAACGAGCGTGGAACGTGGCGCGGGGGAAGGCGTTGCGGACGGCAAGACTGCGACTGGGGACTCGACGCGGCAAGGAATTGCGGAACCAGGGAAAGCGAGTGCGATGCCGGCACAGACCCTTCAAGGATCAGGGCAAGCAGGAGTGTCTGTGCCACAGGCGCCGCCGCAATGGCTGGCGGAGAGGATGCGCGATCCCTGGCATGGGGAAGAGGCGAAGGAGTTGTGGGAAGGCGCGGTGCAGGCGAGGCAGGAGGCGGCGGCTTATCGCGAGGCGATTGCGACGCCTGCCGAGGCGCGGGCGCTGAAGGAGCTTTATCCCGGCGGAGTGAACGAGGCGAAATCGGCGGCGGAACGCGCGCGGCAGTTGGAGGAGTTTGATGGAGCGTATTTCGGCGCGGCGGGGAAGCCGGAGGAGGCGTTGAGCGCAGCGCGGTTGCAATTGGCGCAGAGATTGATGGAGCAGGATCCCGGCGCGTTTCGAGAGATGGTGGCGGCGGGGATGAGGTTGCTGGAGGAAAGAGGGAAAGGCAGTGACCAGCGACCAGCGACCGGCGACCAGGAAGTCAAAAGCAGGTCCCTCAGGCCTGAAGGCCTGAGCTACAGCGCTCGGGATGACAACTCACAGTTAACACGGGAGAGCGCGGGCGGGAGAGTTGCGCAGCGGAACGAGGTCATTGCGCCGGAAGTGGCAGCGGCTTATGTGGGATTTGAGAAGGCGACGAATGCGGACTTGGAGAAGAGCGTGGGCGGGGCGATTGCGCGAGCAATGGAACAGGCACTGCCCAATTTGAGGAGCCTGGATCGAGCGGGGCGAGATGCGGCTTCGCAGGGAACACCTTTGCAGGAACGATTGGGCGCGGCGGTGCGCGAGGATGTGGAAGCGGCTCTAAAGAGCGACGCGCAACTGGGCGAGCAGGTGGCAAAGATTTTGGGGGCGCGGCGGTTTGACGATGCCACGAGGGCTCAGGTGGTGCGAGTGATTGATGCGCGGGCACAGCAGTTGGTGCCGGGAGCGGTGAAGCGGGTGGTGGGGAGTTGGACTGCGGCGACGCTCGGCACAAGAGGGAAGAGCCGAGCGGCGGAAGAGGGGATTGGTGATTCGCGGGCGGGGAGAGAAACCGCTGCGAAGCCCACGCCGCAGACTGGGAAGAACGGGCAGAGTTCCGGACGGACCGAGAGATCGGAACCACGCGCTTCTGTGAGAACGGCGAATCGAGGGCGGGTGGATTACGGAAAGTTGAGCGACGAACAGATTTTGGAACTGTAGAAAGAGTCCAACGCAAAAGGAACAGAGGGCCTCAGAGAAAGTGGAGATGGCCAAGAGCTTCCTCGGGGGCTGAAGCCCCATGCGCAAGGTTCCTAATGTCGGACCTGAAGGTCCGACCCCCTAAAGAAGAACCTGAACGAAAAACCGGAGAGAAGAGAGATTTTGGCGTTCGATCGTAAGAACCCACCCTGCGCGAACGGCGCGAAGGATGGGGCACCCTCAAGATCAGGGGTAGAGCGGCGTTAGAAGGAAAACCCGAGAGGGATTCATCGCACGAGGGGCGTGCGATGGAAAACCATACCTCACTTCGCGGACTGCGTTCGGAATGACGGGGAACGATACGGGTTGCCGGGATGTGGTCGAGCAATACTCGACCCCTGCATTTGCAGTGCATTACAAAACAGTTTTGGCGCCTTCTCGCAAGACGCCTGCCTGCCCTTCTGAAGCGGGGCAGCACATCTAAGGAGAAACAACAATGCCAGCACAGCAAAACGCGAATGTCATCGCGTTGCAGCTCGAGAAGGTGCGCGACAAGGTACCTTTGCTGTATGAGCGCGACGACATTCTTTTGACGATGATCCAGCAGCGCGGGGACGTGGAGAAGATTTCTTCACGAAACCTGCGCCTGCCGTTGCAGGTCAATCCCGGTGGGAAGGCCGGGTCGTACAACGCGGACGGAGGCGACCTGGGCCGCGGCTCGGGAACCGCCTACGACGTCGCGCAGGTGTCGCCGATTTTCTTCCGCTTCGCGATTTAAATCACGAAGCTGGTGGAATACGCGACGACGGGAAGGGAACGGGCGATTGAAAACGCGGCCAAGCGTGAAGTGGCCAACGGAATGAAGCAGTTTCGCTCGTTCCTGGACAAGCTGATCCAGACGGCGGGGAACGGGGTTCTGGGAACGATCAGTTCCGTTGCCAGCAACGTGTTGACAATGAGCGTGCCGAATGGCGCGGCATTGGTGTACGCAGGTCAGACGATTCAGGTGTACGACACGACGTTAACGACGAACCGCGGCACATGCAACGTGGTGGCGGCCGATCCCATCAGCCCGACGCAAACCATCACGGTGGACGCCGCTCCCAGCGGTACTGTGGCGACGGACGTGATCGTGCATGACGGGTTGAGCGGCGCTTCGCCGGTGTCGTTGTTCGGGATCAAGTATCACCAGAACAACGCGACGACGGGCACGTGGCTCAACTTGAACCGCGCGACCTATCCGGTGCAACTGGCGACGCCGCGCGTGAACGCGGGTAACGCGGCACTGACGCCGGCCAACGTGCGGCTGGCGATCAACAAGGTGCGCAAGGCGTTGGGCATCAACCACCTGAGCAAGCTGATCGCGTACATGGCGGTCGAGCAGGAGCATGCCTGGGAAAATCTGGGCATCACGGTGAGTTCCATCATCAAGGAAGGCGGCAGCGGAAACGGAAACGACCTGGATCTGCTGTTCACCGGCAGGAAGACTATGAGCGGGATTCCGATCAAGTCCAGCGTAAACGCGGACCAAACGCGCGTGGATTTCCTGGATTTGGCGCACTGGGGCCGCGCCGTGTTGAAGGACATTGATTTCTACGAGGTCAATGGCAACACGGTGTTTCCGATTTACGGGGCCAGCGGCGGACTTGCAGCGAGCTATATTTTTTATTTTGATCTGGCCATGCAGATCTGGAACGACAGCCCTCGCTCTGGAGCTTACATTGACACCCTTGCGAGACCGTCGGGTTACTAGCGTCTGAGCTCCTTCCTTAGGCGCTTCAGATATTCCTGGGCGGTAAGGAAGTTCTTTCGTTGATTGCATGGGAGACACGCTGGGACGATGTTCGCGATCCAGTTTGTGCCTCCCCTGCTCAACGGGAGCACATGATCAGCCGAAGCCGATTTGCGTGTCAGCTTTCGATTGCAATATGCGCAACGATAGCGATACTGGGCTAAGAGCCGTAGCCATTCCTGTTGCGTATATTTTCCTGGCGCGCCCTTACGCTTGGCGACAGCAGCGTGATGTTCGACACGCCTTTTTTGCCAGTTCTTCCAGTAGTATCTTCGTGCCGCTTTGCGCAGTTTGTTGAGATTGCGGCGGCGATAATCCCGGCGCTTCGCGTTGTACGCATCGCCAAGGAGTTTGCGTTTGGCGCGCAGGATTGGATTTGTTCGTTCGCGGTTTCTTCGGCGCCATTTTCGCTGGTAGGCATTCCACTTCTTCAGATGTCTTACTCTCCATTTATACGTGGCGGCTTTTTGCTTTTCCGGGTGGCGGGCGCGCCAGCGGCGGCAGGCGGCCCTGAGTTTCGGACGATTCTTGCGTGCCCATCTTTGTTGGGGCGTCTGTTTCTTCTTGTTCAAGAGCGATATATAACATGATCGAGTTCGTTCGAGAAATACATGAGACGCCGGGAGAGGTGGCGCGGCGATTAGAAATGGCGGGCGGGCGGAATCGGTTTGGCGAGGCCAATTATCGCGTGATTTGGGGCTGGAACAGGTTGGCGTGGATTGGCGGGAAGTTTGAGGACCGCGACACACACGGGGATCTGGTGCGGGAAGTGGTGGAATTGCGACTGGAGCCGAAGTATCCGCAGGTGAACCGTTGGCACGTGGAACGCTGGGTGCCTCCGGAAACGTATGGACCGCCGCGGGAGTGGTACGCGAAGACGGTGGACACTGCGAATGGAGTGAGTGTGCCCGCGCTTGGCCCGTATCCAGAGCGGGGCGAATACGAGCATTGTTTTACGCTGCAAGGTCCGAAGGGCGAGTTTGTGCAGTTGACACCGACGCTTGTGGAGCACGTGGCGCGGGCGATCGAGTGGGCGAGGCGTTTCCCGAAGGCGAAGCAGCGCGGGATGTTGTACGAGAGAGCGGCGCGGGAAGAGCGGGAATACGAGGAGTGGGCGTACACGTTGATGGACGATGCGGCGCCGGCGCTGCACGGGGCGCCGTTTGTGACCGTGGCGTAGGTTTCAGGCCTGAGGCTGAAGATATCAGTTTTCGGCGATCAGATGTCAGCGATCAGAGATCAGGAAGCGAAGAGAAAGACGGCCGTCTGAGAAGGACGGGCCCTGCACATAAGAGACGCAGACAGGAAATTCTGTGGATTGCTACGGGTGTGTCTATGACGCGATTTCAGATTTGGCTCAGGGGAATTGTCGCGGCGGGAATCAGCGGAGCTGCGGGCGGCGTACTGACCGGGCTGGCGGCGGTGGGCATCGATCCAGCACATTTTAATTTGCAGGCGGGGATGGGAGCGACAGTCAGGATTGGAGCGGCTGCGGCGTTGATCAACGCGGTGATCGGCGTGGCGGCGTATCTGCAGAAGTCGCCGTTGCCGGAAGAGTAGTGAGGCACGGGTTGCGCTGGCAGTAGGCGGATATCAGCGATCAGATATCAGTTATCAAGAAGCGAAGAGCAAGCAATCCGCGGCGCTAGAACGTAAGAGCCCACCCTTCGCCAAAAACGCGAAGGATGGGGCACCCTCAAGATCATGAGTAAGGTGGCGCAAGAGGGAAAAACAAAGAAGACCGAGTTGAGCGGGAGGAAATCCCGTAGAGGAACAAAACTATGCCAGTAGTGGGATCGAGTGCGTATAACACGGCGGGACAGATAACGTCGCTGGTGAGGTCGCTGCTGAATGATGCACAGGGGAACCTGTTCACGGATACCTTGCTCCTGCCATATCTGAATTCGGCTTATCGCAAGGTGCAGCGAGCGATTGGGAATGCCGGCGGCGGTGGATTCATTCAAGATGATGCGTTGCTGGTGGTGGCCGCAGTGACGGGACAGGATGCGTCGCTGCAGGTGTCGATCAGCGATGCCAGCGCGCCGCCGAATCAACTGCCGACGGACCTGCTGGTGCCGCTGAAGTTGTGGGAGAGACCCAACGGTTCAGCACAAGAATTTGACGAGATGGTGGACCTGACCACACACGGCGGGCTGCCTTCGCGCGTGCAGGACGTCACGCTGAGCGTGTGGGAATGGCGCGCCGACGGGTTGTGGTTCATCGGGGCGACGCAGGACACGCAGATCCGGCTGCGCTACTTGAAAGCGTATCCCGATTTCACGGATGCGACTTCACCGGTACTGGTGCGCAATGCCCAGGAAGCGCTGGCGTATGCCACGGCGGCGCTGGCGGGATGGGCGAGGGGCAGCCCGCTGGCGGAGAAGTGGGACGATGCCGCGAGCGACGCGATCGAGGACTTGGTCGTGGCGGCAGTGCGCCGAGAGCAGCAGAGCAGCCGGAGGCGGCGGCCGTTTTCGGCGAGGAGCGGGTATACGCCGTTTTGAGGCAGTTTTCAGTTCGCAGTTTTAAGTTTTAAGTAAAGAGTTTTCAGCAAGAGGCTTTTGAGCCAGGAGAGGGGTGAGGGGATGGCGATTACGATTTCTTTGGGTCCGTTGAATGTGGACTCGAGTGCGAGCAATTTTGTGTACGCGGTGGCGACACTGGCATTCACGGGAAATTATCCCACGGGCGGAGACACGCTGGACTTCACGCAAGTGGCGGACAAGCTGCCGTCGGACACGATCGTGCAGGTGTTTGCTGAGAGCCAGAACGGCAACAGCGGGTATTACATTCCGGTGCAGGGCACGGCGTTGAATAACTGGAAGTTGAAAGCGTTCGTTGGAGGCGGGACGGAAATCACGGCGGGAGCGTATCCCGCCAGCGTGACGACGGACATTGTGCAGCTCTCAATCACAGCGAGGAAGCTGTTGTAAACGGGATATCAGCGATCAGATATCAGCGATCAGGAAGCGATTCTGCTAGCCGCATTTAGAATGTGAGCTTGAGGCAAGCACTGAAACCGGATTCGTCACCGCGGAATGACAAGAGAAAAACCTCAGGCCTGAAGGCCTGAGCTACAGGACTGCGAAGCACATGATACGATCAAAAGTCAGTATGGGAATTTTGTGGGCGATATTGGCGGTGGCGCTGCACTTGTGGCCGGGAGTGGTGGGACCGGCGCAGGGGCAGGGGTCGCGCAAAGACGACATCGTGTTCAACACGCGCGGGGTACCGCTGGCCGGTGCAGGGGTGCGGGTGTGCGCGATGCCGGCGAGCGGGCAGCCGTGTACGCCGCTCGCGCTGATTTACTCCGATCCGGGGCTGACCCAGGCGCTAGCTAATCCCACGGTCACGGATGGCATGGGGAATTACAGCTTTTACGCCGTGCCGGGGAAGTATGAGATCGAGATCTCCGGCCCCGGGATCACCACGAAGCAATTGCCGAATGTGATTCTGCCGAGCGATCCCTCTTCGCCAACGTTCAGCAGCATTTCTTCCACGGGCGCGATCAACGCGTTTACCTTGAGCCTTAGCGGCAACCTGACGGTGAATGGCAGCACGTCGGTGGTGGGAAACCTGGCGAGCAGCACGTTGAGCCTCACGAATCAGAGCACGGCGCCAGGCACGCCGGGCGCGGGCTCCGTGAACTTCTACACGAAGACGGCGGACAAGCGGCTGTATTACAAAGATGACACCGGCGTGGAAGTGGGCCCGATTGCGAGCGGTACCGGAGCGCAGACAAATACGCCGAACACGTTCACGGCGCCACAGAATATTGACGCGGACTTCCACACCAAGGGGCCGAATCCTTGGTACGACTTGTCGCGGTATGGGTGGTACATGAGCCCGACGTATTACCGCAACGGAACCACGGGCACCATGTTGGCATCGTCCTCGACGCTGACGCTGGCGAGCGCGCTGGATTTCGCCAATGGGCAGGGGCTTGTGGTGCTGGGAGCGGGGCCGACGCCAACGATTTCGACGCCTACGGGCGTAACGGCAGCGGCGGTGGGGGCGACCGGCTCGACCACCTACTATTACTGCGTGGTGGACGAGGACTATCAGAACGGCAAAACCGCATGCAGCGCGGCGGGAAGCGTGGCGAATGCGGTAGCGACACTTGGGATTCAGACGTACACCATCACTGCGGGAGCGCGGGCTTCGGGCGTAGTGACCATCACCGCCGCGAACAGCATCATTTCCGGTTCACAGATTGAAGTGCAGAGCGGGACTACGGGCCAGTCCGGTTTCGAGGGCGCGTTTACCACGACTTCGGCCTCCGGCACCAACATCACCTATAACCAATACGGCGTGAACGATGCCAGCGGAACGGTAACAAGCGGCAACCTTCGCGTAGCTGGGCAGGTGGCGGTGAAATGGAATGCGCCGACAGCGTACACCGTCCTGAAGCATCTCATCTATCGCTGCACGGGAGGGTCTTGCGCGCTGCCCGCCAACGCGGCCAACTACAATCTCGTGGGCGTGGCGACGGGTCAGGACAGCTACTTCCTTGACCGCGGACTTGGAGCCTTGGCCACGAACATCGACAACGGCGACGCTTCGCAGACGGCTCCTACAGCGACCTCGAACGGCTGGCTCTCTACCAGCATCGTATCTGGCGGAGGAACGACGACACTCACGCTCGCGGCTTCCTCCAGCAACGCGGTTTCTGGCGTGAAAGTTGTGCACGACAACTGGCCAGCCATCGTGGCAGCATGCGCTTCGATTCCGGCAAACACGGGTGGGGCGATATTCTACGCGCCTTCGGAGCCGGGCGCCGGAGCTGGTAGCTACGCGCCGCTTTCCTCTTTTCACACCTTCGCCGGTGGACTGCCCGCAGGAAATGCCGGTTGCGGAGGAGAGTTTGATTTCGAGGGTCCGCTTTGGCTGAACGCGCCCATACAACTTGGTCACGGTATGACGTTGCGTGGGGGTCCGGGCGGAACTACTTCGGCTGGTTCAGGCTACTGGGAGGCGGCCAGAACGCAGGTTACGGGTTTTGCCTACCCGATGATCTACATCAACGGGCAGGCTTCCACGAACGATTTCATGGCCAACCTCAATGTCACATGCGCTCAGCCTTACCAGACCTGTCTCTACGAGGACGAGGCCTCGAACGGCGATGGGCCGACCGACTTCCGGTACGACGACGTGTACCTTACCAACACGAACGGAAACTCCAACGTCTATGTAGCCAAGTCGGGTTTCGGGCGATTCTGGACACGCGGCGTCTGGCAGACCAGTGCGAACGACTTTAGTTCGCCAACTGCGGCGCTGTTTACCACCAACTGCGGCACGGGGCAGACTTCTCCTATATTGCCAGCTATTGGTTACACCTACCTGACCTCCATTTATGGAGGACTTCTGGTGGACGGCTGCGGCGTGTTGAGCAGCGCGTGGAATCACTGGGCGTTCACGGAACTCCTCGTGGAGGGTGGCTACATCCCGGCCATTCGTGTCAACAATCCCAACTACGGCATATTCAACATCAACGTGTACAACTTCAGCTACGCGGACTTGATTGGCGGGCAGTCCACTCCCCCGATTGACCTGACGAACGTGGCAGGCAACGTGGGTATAGTCGTTACCAACGCAGCCTGCGCGACGGGATATCAGCCACTCTTCGAGGTGGGCACCAGCACAAACTATAACGGCCTGCAAGTTTATGGGGCACCCTGTTCCTATCTCGGCGCAAACAACGGAATCGTGGCTTATAACACTTCCTCATTCAGCGACCAGTTGAACTGGAACACGCGCCTGCAAAACACCTCGCACGTCGCTTATCAAATGGGTATTCCCGCAGCGCCACAAAGCGCGGTGGTGAGCGGGGGCGGCGGAGTTCCAGTGGGGGTGCACTCCTACCAGTTCTCGGCAGTGGACGCGGATGGAAATGAAACGCTGGTCGGACCGGCAATTACGGGGACCACGACTTCCGGCAATCAAACCATCACTGTGACAGCCCCGGCAACCTTCCCTACGGGTGCGGTTGGCCTGAACCTGTACCGCGACAGTGGACTGATTAACCCGAATGACGCAGGTTGTAGCATGCCGCAGGTGGCTGTGCCCGGCGGCACGGTCGTGGACAACTACCAGTTCAGGTGCAGCTCCAACACACCCTACTCAAACCAAGCCGGGGCTTCGCTCGTTTCCGCGGGAGGGCTCTCCACGTACAAACTTCATCTGGGAAGTGAAGCCCTCACGGCTGCTCCTCGCGGCGAACAAAACATCTTCCTTCCCGGTGCGTTAACTGCGACGTGGACGGGCGCGACGTGGACCCCGGATAAGGGTGTCACGGTAACCCGTGTGCAGGTGCAAGCGAAGACGGCGCCGGCGGGGTGCACGACGAACGCGGTGGTGTGTCTGACGGACGGCACATCACCCGTCAACTTAACGATCTCCGGTGCGGCGAACGATTCCGGCGTCATTGCGCAGAACTACGCGGCGGGAACGGCGTTGACGTTGAGCGTGCAGACAGCCGCGGCGGGTTGTACAACGTCACCCGCCGACGCGAATGTGAGCATCCAGTATCGCATGCAGTAGAAGCAGGCTTTGCGGAACGCAATACACCCCATCATCCCTTGGCACCAGAATTCAACTTGAATTCCGAAGTTTAAGAGGGATTCCTCCGCTCCGGGACGGCCAAAAGCGCCGTCCCTCCGGTCGGAATGACAGATTTTGGGACGTGGATGAGGAGATAAAATCCAACTTGGGTGAAGTTGGATTCTCCTAGGGCAATCGATTGAAATAAAAGAAGGTGCGCTTGTGCGCGTTGGGTCAACTTCGGATTTCAGGTTCAAGAAAACAACATGAGGAAAACATGAACACGCAGAACGATGTCGTTGCGTTGGTGAATATCTCCACGCAAAAGTGGCCGCCGCGCCACCGCACCTATTTTGGCTCGCTGGAGATCCGCGCGCCGGAGCCCGGCGAGGCATTCGCGGTCACTCCCATTCATGGCTGCAAGGGCATCATGGACCTGGGGGACAAGCGCACCATGGAATTCCCGATTTCCGCGCGGGAGATTGCGGATGATCTGGTGCGGGAGCTCAATGGCGATTCCGGCGAAGGGAGTTTTCACGGCGTGTTTGTGGCGGCCGGGCCGGTGCCGACGGAAGCGGAACTGGCGGAGGCGCACAGGAAGCTGGATGCGTTTCACCGGCGATTGGTGGAGGCGGCGGACCTGGAGTGGGAGCGTTCGCACAATCCGATGTTCATCACGGACTTGGAGAGGCGCGCGGCGCGGGAATTGAAGTTGGACAAGCCGTGGCTGTATGACCCAAAGCCCCAGGCGGAATGCCCTGCTTGCGGCGAGAAGATCAAGGCCGGCGTGGCCGTGTGCCGCTCCTGCCGGGCGATTCTAAACAGGGCGAAGGCGGCGGAGTTTGGATTGGTGCCGAGAGAGGCGGAGACAACGCTGGATTTGGGGAAGATGAGAGAAAAGGGAAATGCAAAATAAACAGGGCGGCGAAGGATCGCCGCCCGAAAAATGAAACGTGCACCGGGCACGCCTGAGAAGCAACTTCAGGACAACAGATGTCAGCGATCAGATATCAGGAAGGGGTGGTGGTTTAATCTAAAATTCTACACGGCGCGTGACTCCCACGATGGCAGTAGGGATGTCTGACCACGCCTTGACAATTAAGGAAATTACTTATTTGTTGAGTATGGGTACTAGGATTGCTGCGTAAGGCATTTTCGGATATAGTACGCACTCGGAGATCCGCACATGTCGCGAGCCACTCGCAAGAGTCTAATCGAAAAGCTGCAGGTCGCTAGGGAACACCGTCTGTTAGTTACCTACGTTACGTCTACTCGCCCTGGCCATGAAATTAAAATCGCCGATGATGCCTTCAGAATTATGTACGACCACCTGGAGGCAGGTCGGCAACTGGCACAGAAGGGGGTGGACCTCTTTATTTACAGCAACGGTGGCTCTGGCACAGTCCCTTGGCGCATCGTAAGCTTAATTCGGCAGTACGCGAAGGACGTTTCCGTTCTCGTCCCTTCGCATGCATTCAGTGCTGCGACCCTCATTGCGCTCGGTGCGAACAAGATTGTAATGCACAAGATGGGTTGTTTGGGTCCGATAGACCCTTCGGTGGCCAACATTTTTAATCCGCCCCATCCGCTGGCCCCGGGACAGCTTGCTCCAATCAGCGTTGAGGATGTGACCGCATTCTTCAAGTTGGTGAAGGAAGACGTTGGAATAACCCATGAAGACGAGCTGGTTCAAGCCCTTGTCGCGCTCACAGAGAAGATTCATCCGCTGGCGATAGGAAACGTTCAGAGACACCATAATCAATCCCGACTAATGGCGCGGAAGCTTCTTAGACTGCACATGGCTGAATCGGAGGAACATGAGATTGAGCAGCTGATCGACAACTTAAAATCGAACCTGTTTTACCATGGGCATCCCATAAACCGGGAAGAGGCAAAAAACGACCTTAAGCTCAAGGTCGAAGCGCCAACTGACGAAGTTGAATCGCTGATGTGGGAATTATACCGTGAGTATGAAGAGGATTTGAAGCTGAAGGAACCATTCAACGCTCTTCGAGAACTGGAACTCAAGTCGGGCCCTGTCCCTGGGCCGACCCATCTCTCGACAGCGCAATTAGTCCAACAAATGCACGCACTTGCAGAGGCCGGTATAACTTTGGGTGCGGTTAAAGAAGATCAGTTTGTAAAGCTTGCCGCGGCAATGATACCCTTTGTTAGTGGGGCTCCCGCTGCCCCAGGAAAGGTGAAATTGGACCCCATTTTGGGGGCCTACATAGAGTCGGCTGCGCGTGCTGATGTCTTCAAAACTGACCTCAGAATCGAGCGGACGACTGCGAATCTCGCTGGCAGTCTGCAAGATGCGATTAGACAGGAGGTCCTATGGCAACGCTGGGAAGAAGAGAAATGACAAAGAAAAACCCTCTCAACCCTACCGAGGTGCCTGCCGTGGATATCGGCGCTCCAGAGGTCAACCTCATTGCCAGTCCTTCTAAGGTTCAGCCTGTGACCACGTTGGACGTCCAGCCCTCATTTACTGGCAGTCCCATCATGAGGGAGGATTTTATAACCAGCACTGGTTTCATGGCACCCAAGAACCAGTAGCAGTGCTCTTCTGCCTTCTCAAAGCAGTTCAGCTTAGTCCCACTCATTTTTGACGCTGTGTATTCTGGCCCACAAAGGCCTAGCTAGCACCATTACGACATTTTCGTTGCCGATCTTCCGACCTAAATCCTCAACCTGTACCACTACCCGAAGCGATGGATTGCTGGGCGGGTAGAGGTTGCCGAGCGGGGTGAGGGGCGCGGACGTGGTGCGCCCCCGCAGGGCCCGAGCGTCGCTACGAAGAGCGAAGATCGTAGCGAGGGGTAGGGTTGAGGTGTGGTCACGTTGGCGGCTCGCCTAGCAAAGGGGGCCCGACCCGGACAGAGCAAAGACCGGCCATGACGCGAGAGACCGTGAAGCAATGAAGTACGTAGCAGGATTTTAGACCGCAAAAGCGGCCTCGCAGTCGCGGGACCGCACTCCAAAAGAAGAACATATGTCGACGATAGGATCATTGGATGCACCGATTGAGATTTTTGGCGGGCTGGTCAGCGACATGTCACCCGCGGATCTGCCGCATGGGGTGTCGCCGGATTGCCAGGACGTCTTTTTCGCCAATGGGGGCGTGACGACGCGGCCGGGATTGCAGACGCTGTTCGGGCCGCTGGCGGGAAATCCGACCGTGAATTACTTGAAGACGTTTGCGACGCTCAGCGGCGTACTGCGCACGCTGGCCATGGATGGCGCCGGGAATCTTTACAAGGAATCGGCGCCGGGAACGCTGACACAGTTTGCCAGCGGCCTGGCGGCGAACGCATACGCCAATTCGACAACATTGTTCGGCAGGGAATATCTGGCGGTCAGCGATGGGATGACGGGCAATGATCTGCCGCGGCAGTACGACGACACGAATTTCGACCGCGTGAGCCAGGGCGGACCAGGCGCCGGGCCAACGGTGGTGGATGAAAACGTAATTGTGGGCATCGTGGCCAGCCCTAACGGAGCGACGCAGCCAGCTGCGGTGGCGATCGTGGCGAGTCCGAATGGCGCGGCGCAAAACGGCTACCTGGTAACCATTACGACGAGCGCGGCGCACGGATTGTC